CTGCTTCAGCAACTAATCTTCCCCAACTAAAGTCACCTAGAAATTTATCTGTTGACTCTTCTGCCGGTTTATCAACAATACTATTTAATTGAATTTCTTTTAATTTATCTTTGATTGCCTCTATTTCGTTAGGTGTAGGTTCATCACCCGCAATATTAACAACGCCTAAACCTTTTACATTAATTTGTCCCATTATTTAACCTCAACTGCAATACCATCTTTTATTTCAAATGTTCTTAAAGATTCATCGTAAACAATTTCATCCACGTCTACACCAAATTTACTTAAGTCTTGTCCATACTCTCTTACTATATCTTCAGCTGTATATTTCTTTCCAACTACTCCATCTGCTGTAATTCTATTTTCTAATGCTTTTAATTTAGCGATAGCTGTTTCCATTTTCGCTTTTAATACTGTTGGGCTATCTGTAATTGATGGTAGAATTTTATCAAAGCTTGCTTCCTCAGCCGGGCCTACTTGTGCACCCCTCATTGCTTGAATAGCATCTTTTCTGAAACTTTCTAATTCAGCATCTAACCTTGCAACAGTAGGATTTAAACCTAAAAAGGCTGTCATTCTTCCTATTCTTCCTTCTAATGGGCCCGTAGGATATTTACTAGGATCTGGACCTAATTGAGAAAAAATTCTAGCTGCTGATTCTCCTGCTGCTTCACGTTTTCCTCTTTTTTCAATCTCAGAGGCTGTAGGTTTATCTATTATACTTTCGATATTATCTCCTTTTACTTTTACTACTAACCTATCCGCTGGATTTCTACCTAACATTCTTTTCTCTGCATCTGTTGCTTGTCTAATTGTAGTAGGTATATTTTTCTTTTTTGCTTCAGAAAATTTAATTGCTAATTCTGGTATTGTTGATACACCTGCACCAAATGCTCTAGCTAATGATGAAAATCTTGACTCTCCAGGTCTTTGTGTTGCAGCTAAAAGAGGACCAGCTAATGCAGCAGCATAAACTCCTTTTTCAGTGGAAGAAAGACCACCTTTTTGAAATTTTTGTATCCCAGCCAAGCCTTCATTGTTAAAAGTTTTTGACTGATGTTTTTCAAAATATTTTTTTCTAAAAAGTTTTCTTGTTAAAACTTTATCCATTTATCCTCCTGGTCTTGTGAACTGGTAAGCTGAATACGCACCTAAGCCAGTACCCAAAGCTTGAGCAAGTGGATTAGATCCGGGAGCCGTGGTTGCTGTAATACTACTTTGTGTTGTTGGTAAATTAGTTAAGATACCTTTTAAAAATTCTATTCTTTGGAAAGGCTCAAAAGATCTTTGTAATTGAGTTTGTCTAGCAGCCTCTAAACCAGCTTGTGCAATACCTCTTTGTGCTCCACCAGCTTGTAAACCTGCTTGAATATCTTGCAATCTTAAAGCTTGTTGTTGTCCACCAAGTGCCCCTAACAATTGTCCAGATTGTAATCCTAATTGTTGTTGTCTTTGTGCAGCTCCTAATGCTTGTTGAAATCCAGCTTGTTGTGCTAAACCTACTTGACTTAATCTAGCTCTTTCTAATTCTGCTTGTGCAACTCCTTGTCTTCCACCACCAAATGCACCTGCTCCAACAGCTTGTGCTGCTAATTGATTCTGTCCTATAGCTGCTTGTCTATTAATCTCATCTGTAACAAATTGTTGAAAAGGATTAAAAAATTGAGATATGCCAGGAGTTTGTGCACCTTGAATTGCTGCGATACCAGATGTTAATGCTGCTTGACCTGTGCCTGTTTGAGCTGCTTGTTGAAAAGCAGCTTGTTCAGCGGCTGTGGTTGGTGCAGCTTGTATTGCAGGAAGAGCTACAGGTTGAGCCGCTAATCTTGCAGCTTCATCATATAAAGCCAGTTTACGTGATTCAACACCTGGTGCTTCTCTTTGAGTTACAACGGATGACCCACTTTGTGTAGGTGCTGATCCGCCTCCTCCTCCTCCAAATATAAAACTCATTTTTTTATCTCCTTAGTAAATAAATACCTTTTAGTTTCCCAGCCAATTGAGTTCAGGAATTTTTCCCAACCCTTTCTTGCAAACACTGCTATTCTTTTACAATCGTATTGAACAGCTATATGTTCGAGCATCTCAGAAACCTCGCCTTGCCACAGCTCTCTTTTTTCTCCTGCAAGCAAAACAACTTCTACTTGTTTAAAGTTTGGCAAAGCCGTAATCCTTGTTACAAAAGTGCCAAACACTTTATGTTTCTCTCCATCATCAGAGCCAAACATAATAAATAACTGATAAGAGTTCTCTTTTAAATACTTTTTAAAAAGAGGGACCGATATCCAGTCATCTTCATATTTGATACCTTGTCTAATAAAAAATTCAACAAGGTTCCAATACTTCTCAATCTCCTTTGGTTCTATCGCTAGAACCGAAACTTGTTTTCTAATTTGCTCTTTCTCTTTTTGCATCTACTAAATCAAAAATTCTTTTAAATTTTTTTTGTTGATCATAAAAAAAGTTTGCACCTTTTGATCTCATTTCTTTTCTGTCTTTAGGTGATGCGCCAGATAAAATTCCTGCTCCTAATACTGCATCTGCTCTTGATACAAATTCACCGTCAGCTAATTGTGCTAACATAGTGTCTTCATCTTTGTCACCATTACCTGCACCGTCTTCTACGTATCCCTGTGCTCTTACATAATTGTGTACATTATTTTCATCATGAGTAGATTTTGATGGTAAATAATTTATACCACCCTCATTAAATTTTCTTATCTCTGCTAAACCACCTTTTGCTGCATAAACAGATGCTGGTGCAAACGATTGAATACCTCCGGTGTATTGTGGTGCTGGTTCAAAGCCACCTTTTAAAACTCCTCTTTGCTCTTCTAATGCTTTTTTATAATCTTCCTCTGTAAATTGAGGTTTAAACTCTTCTGTGTCTTCAGGTATTAAACTTAAAGCCGTGGTACCTAAAAATAGTTTTTCTCCTGTTCCTAAACCTCTAAATCCTGATCCCTCTTTAATAATATTTCCTGCTGCATCTTTAGTTGCTCTTTCACCTAATAATCTTTGAAGAAAATTTTTTTGAGTTGGACCTGTTGTTTTGCCAGCTTGTTGTACAGTTAAATCTCGCCCCGCTGTTGCTGCTCCTGTACCAAAACCAAGAGATGACAAAGGTGCCATAGAACCACCAGGTCCTTGAAATGCACCTATACCTCCAAATTTTCCTAAACCATAGGAAGCACCACCTACTAATGCTGCATCTTTAAGTGCAGTTCTAGTAGATTTCCCACGAAGTTTTTGTACGCCAAATGTGGCTAAGGCTATTGTAAATGGATCCATAATATTACTTTAACGTTATAGAGTAATATTACCATTTTACTTAGTTTTGATCAACTCATCAGCAAAACAACCTCTATACTGATGTTCTCCAACATGAGATATCCTATCTGTAACTAAAGCATAGCATTTACCACCTATGTCCTTCCATCTTTTACAAAAGGCAAAATCTTCTCCCATATAAGTTTTATTGTTTTTATCAAATAAGGTATCAAATAAATTATAGAAATAAGGTCTTTTAATAAGCTCGCCATTAATAACAGTTTTTTGTTCTATTTCCATATCAGGATATGCAGCTATCATTTTTTCAATAGTTTCTTTTTTTATTAACATACATCCAGTTGGAGAATGTGTAACTTCAATAACTCCATCTTCAACTCTAATGTCGTCTTCTTTTTCAACTTTCATTGGATATCTATAGAAGCCTTTAAACTTTAAATCTTTTGCGCTTTTAATTTCACCAGATTGTATTCTTTCCCAACCTTTATCCCAATTAAAATCTTTTAGAGGATAAGGCACAGATATTACTCCCTTATCTGCAGCCACCATTTTGAAAATAGATTGCGCTTGAAAATCAACATCTGAATCTATAAACAGTAAATGTGTGTGACCACTCTCCATAAAACTTGAAACACATAAATTTCGTCCTTGTGTAACCAAAGATGATTTCATTATCTGAAATGATACTAAAACATTATTATTCATACACTGTTTTTGAAAGTCTAAACATGCCTGAAAATAGTGAATTGAAACTTCACTATGACAAGGTGTGGCTACAAAGATTGAGAATTTTTTTGGCTCTTTATTACCTGTAGGTGCTTGAACATTAGGTTTATTAAACCATAAAGGTTTACTGGGGTCTTGCACTAATTTACCCATCTGTCAATTAATTTTATTTTTTCTTCAGCATCTACTATCTTTTGTAATAATTTATCTATTTCATCTAGATGTTGCGGGTGTTCTCCAATTCCTACTGAATTACTAAGGTATATATTTATCGTAGTGGATGATTCAGCGATGATCGCTTCATATCTTTTTTTAAGTGCTTCTAGCATTTAATGCTCCTTCCAGAAAGCTAGTCCAATGACCAGCTATAGATTTCCAGTTATAAAAATGATTATAAAATTTTTGTTGAAATTTCAAGTGATTTTGGCAACCCTCATCCTTTAATTGATTTGGTATTCCATCTATTACAGCTGCAAACTGTCTAGCTAGATTTTCTAAATCAGTGTCCATCGGTACATATATCGGAAACTCAGAACAAGTTTCATATAAAGCACCGTTATCTGTTGTTGCTACAAAAAGGCCACAAGCTAAAGACTCTAAAGCAGATATGCAAAATGTCTCCTCCCAAATATTTGGATAAACAAAGGCGTCATACTCATGTAAGTTTTTTAAAATATAATCATGTGGTTTATAACCAATGTAATTAACATTAGACAATAATTTTGCTTGATCATATAAAGGTTGATAAGTGTGATCATTAAGTTTTTGAAAATCATCTCCATAAACTTTTGTACTGCTATATACATCTAGTTCTATATTTTTGTTGTTTAATAATTGCATTGCACCTAACAAAACCGACAATCCTCTCCAAGGTGTAGGATGATATATAAGTCTAACCTTTTCTGATATTCTCTTAGGATCTCTTTGTTTAATATCAGGTATTCCGTTTTTAATTACAGTGCATTTATCATGTGGTAATTCAAAAGTTTTTCTAAACTGTTCATAATTCCAATGACTATTAAATACATAATAATCATATTGTTTTATTTGTTCTTTATCTCTAAAAAATTTTTGGAAATGTGGTTGATCCGTGGCCATTTTTTGCCACAAAATGTTTATCTTATCTTTTGACAAAGGTATCTTACCAGGCACGGAAGTGCAGATCTGAAATTTATTTAATAAATCTTTTGAGACATATTGCTCTAGAAAATTATGTTGTAGCTCTGTACCACCTAATGGTTTCATTTTTTTGTCTTAGTGAAAATTGGAAGATCAGGAACCTCAACTACTACGTCAGTTGCTAAATCTTCTTTAGAATGCTTTTTTAAAAAGTCTTCTTCAGTTTTATATTTATCACCTGTTGTCTTGCTACGATAAATTGTTTTTGTTTGGCATTTAATTTTTTGATAAACAGTCATGCTAATTATCTATAGCAAACTAACGACCCTGTCCACGACTTTTTTTTCTTTTACAGGCACGTGGTCCGTATTTCTTTCTTATTCTTCCGGGACGTTTTTTTGGTGTACGTTTATGATAATTGTTAACTCCGAAGAGAGCTTTTTTCTTAGCCATTTTCTTGAGATCTATCTATTTGTGCATAACTAATTGCACCTTGTATTTTATTACTGCCTGTAGCTGCTTGCACTGTAATAGAATCACCTGCCTCTAGATTTAAACCTTGTGGTGACGCATTGACTTGCGTTTTGGCTGCCACTTCATCTCTAAAAAATTCAAACTCTGCACTTGAATCAGAGGAGTCCACTAAATTCATGTTAACTAAAATAGCTGATGAGCCATCATTATTAACACAATAGATACTTTTTATTATTATTGTTGCACTAGTTGGACATGTCAGCACAGTAGTTTTTCCTGTACTTGCCTGTTTATATGCTTGATTTTTATATTGTATTGTCATGATAAAAAATAGTTAAATGCATCCGCCTCATTTTTTATATCATTCTCATATGAAAAGTTCAACTGAGACTGAAGAGTTCTAAATGCTTGTAGTATTTGTCTTTGATCCTCTTGTGAATATTGAGGTTTTGGTTCAGGTATTTGTATTGTTATTTTTGCCATATTATTTTATTTTAAATTCTATATTACCAGCTATTGTCTCCTCATTGCTTGCACTTTTAACACCATGTCTTAAGAAACTAGGAAACACTGCTATTTGATTATTAACACATTCTAATTCATATCTTATAGGATAAGATTTATCCATATTAAAATTTTGAACTAAATCATGATTGTCTCTTACAAAATACGTTCTACTTTTTTTAACATTTTTATAAATTATAAAACTATAATTAGACCCTCCATGTACGTGTGGTTCTTGATAATCTTTTTCTTTATAGTGATTTGTCCATACATTTTGTAGTTTTAATTCAAAACGATGAAATCTTTCATGTAAAAGATCAGCAATAATTTTTAACAAATACTCAATAGATTCTTTCTTTAAAATATTTTTATTAGATACATCACCATCAAAAGTGCTTGGTGTTTCACTAGCCCAGTGATTTATAATTTCTACCTCTTTTTCCTTTTCAAATACTATTTTACTAGTATCTATGTATCCCACAAATAAATCAGTGGGAAATAAATTAATAATCATCGTCTACCATCTGGTCTAATATCAAATCTAAAACTTCCATATCTCCAGCTTTCATCTAAATTTTCATTCTCTATTTGAACTGCAGCTAGTCTAGCTCTTGCTCGTGTGTCTATCTTAGAAGTAGTTGAAGATATTGTAAAGGGTCCTAAAGGACTAGAAGCTGCTGTAGAACCTTGAGGGAAAGCATTAAGAAATATTGTCACTTTCGCATTACCGCTGATTCTTTTAAAATCAGGTAAGAATCTACTTAAACTCAAAATAAACTCACCATCACCAGGCACACCTTGTCTACCATTTAGGTCAAACTCTCCAGATTTTATAAACGAAGGTATAGCTGTGGTTGTGCCATCTCCGTTAGATTGATTAACCCCAACTTCATGAGCATAGTAAATAGTAGCTCCATTAGATACACCACTTACAACGGGGAACGTTGGTGTGTCAGACTCTTGAAAGTCTGTAGCATAAGGCTTTTCAAAAACTGTGGAACCAACCCAAGTTGTTCTATCTAATGTACCTGTTGTCCAAACATTTTCATCAAAATTATAAGTTACCACTCTATCTATTACAGTGGAGTTAGCTGTTGGATAAAACCAATTTATTTCAGAGTACAATTCATTTATACCACCACAAACTATTTTGCCTGAGTCATAATTTAGTCCAGGATTATTACCATCAGTTGTAAATACAAAATCCTCTACAAGGCAGGGTAGTGATTTAACGGTACCATCGTAGACATAAAATCCCCCTGTTTTACCCATCCAATACACAGCACCATTTGCAAAAACACCCGCATGTTGTCCAAGCAGTCCATTATTAGAACCTACTTTTCTAATTGAAAAAGTAAAAGGTGGTCCTACAAATTGCATTTCATAAGCTGCTGTATCGGTTAATACTAAAATATAATCTTTACCTTTGAAAGCACCTATAATTTCTGTGCCGTCATCTAGTCTAAATGTTCCTGCAGTATTTGTTGAGGTTGGTTCATAGACACTTGTGCTCTCCTGATCAGAGAATCTAATAAACATTTTATCTTGCCTGCTCGGAGTTCCTATGACAGTTTCAGTGCCTAAATGAAAAAGATGTCTATCTCTATCTGATACGATTGTCATAACTGATTTCGTAGGCATACCAGTTCCGATGGTTGCTCTAGTTTGTAAAGCGTTGTTAGCCGATGCGTCCCACGTAAAAGTTTCTCCGTTGTGAACAGTAGCCATTAAAATGTTACCAAAATTATCTAATGACCAATTAGCAGGATCGATTGTAACTGTACTCTCAGTGGACGCTTCACCCCAACCTAAAAAATTTGTAATATCAGTTACCGTTGAACCGTCATTGTGTTCTGCTGGGGAAGTTCCATTGATACCTCTAGTAATTCCACTAATTGTATTTGTGCCTGTGGTGTTGGT